CAATTTTCAACGCAAGCTTGCTTCAAACTGAAGACGTTGACGCGGTACAAATCGCTCGATACGGTCGGCGAAAGATTTCCGCGTTACAGGCCAACAAGCTGACGGTGACAACGGATCAAATCGTTGCAGCGTTCAATTTCTGCAAGCTGAAAACGTTGCAGCTTGAGAAGCGACAAGCGGCGCGTGACAGGTACAATGCCTACTGTACCGCGATCGATCAATGGGACGGCAATCCCGCTACGGAGCCTCAGTTGTGACGATAAGCATTGTCGGAAGTGCCTCAGAGCTATCAAGCAGCATCACCGCGATGCCAACGCATTCGGCAGGGAACTTGCTTTTGTGCCTTGCGTACAACGACGGGGCATCGACAGCGGTAACATTGCCTAGCGGCTGGATTGATCGGTACTTTGCGGCGTTAGGAAGTGCCGGATATCTTCGCGTCGGCTACAAATACGCTCAATCATCGAGTGAGACTAGCGGCACTTGGACGAATGCAGATCAACTGTTCATGCTTTCGATTTCCGCAGGTGCGAATACGCTCGTTTACCCTAACTACGTTTCGACGAATACAGGTACATCCGCAACGATTAACTTTGCGGCGCAGGTCGCTGGTACTTTTCAGTCCGGTGCAGCGGATCAAGCCTTGGTGAGTTGGGCGGCGAGTCGAAACAGCGGCAACACGCTAACAGCTCCATCCGGACTGACCGTTGAACAATCAGCAACGGACTCGGCTAACTTTGTGTCGCAAGTTTGCTTCCAGGCAAGTCGAACAACGGCATGGGCATCGACGAACATAACGGTAGCGACTTCGGCCCTGTATCGCTCGTTGATGTTGTCATTGGTTGAGTCCCCGATTTACGGTGCGAGCGGTGGCGGCGGTGGCTTGATTTTACCGGGTGGATTCAACGGAGGTTTCAACTGATGTTTTTTAAGATCACAGCCGGTCAGACTCAACGATCAATTCCCCTAAAGGTCCAGGACAGCACTTCGACTACCGGAGCCCTTTTGAGCGGCTTGCTTTGGAATACTGCGGGCCTCAGCGTTCGTTGGAGGCGTGAAGGTGATAGCACTCACACGACGCTAACTTTAGCTCCGGCTACGCTTGGATCATGGACGGACAGCGGGTTCATTGCTGACAGCATTGCGGCTGGTCATTACGAACTAGGCTTGTCTAACGCGATGATTGCGGCGGGTGCTCGATGGGTGGAAATAGTAATCGATGGCGCGGCGAATATGGTTCCGGTTGCGATCCTCATCGAACTCGACGTGGTGAATTACCAGACCGACGCATTCGGAGCACTTAAGCCAACGACCTCGGGCAGAACGCTTGACGTATCAACAGGCGGGGAAGCAGGGATCGACTTAGCCAACATTGGATCACCGACAGCAGTAGTTAATCTTTCCGGGCTTACAATCAAGACCGCAACGGATATAGAGACGGATACGCAAGATATCCAGACGCGATTACCGGCTGCATTGCTCGGCGGTCGCATGGATGTTTCCGTAGGTGCTTATCAGTCCGGGCTTGTTCCTTTGCAACCAACTGTAGCAGGGCGGACGCTTGACGTTTCCGTCGGCGGTGAGGCTGGAATTGACCTTGCCAACGTTGGATCACCAACGACCGTTCTGAACCTCACAGGCTTGACGATTAAGAGCGCTACAGACGTTGAGACGGATACCCAAGACATTCAGGCGCGGCTACCGGCTGCGCTCAATGGCGGGCGTATGGAGGCTTCTGTAGGGGCCTATCAGACTGGCCTTGCTCCATTGCAACCGACAGTAGCCGGAAGAACGCTCGATGTTACGTTGACCGGTGCAGCAGGAATCGATTGGTCGAACGTCGAAAATCCAACTCATGCCAACGTGCTTTCGGCAACGGTCATCAGCGGTATTTCAGGCGTCACGTTCCCGACTGATTTCGACAAGCTCCTCATTGAGTCCACAGGTCACGTGGTAAGCTCGGTAGATAAGATCAACAACAACACGATCACTGCAAGCTCGATCCAGGGAGGAGCAATCACAGCGGCTAAGTTCGCGGCTGGTGCGATTGACGCGAACGCACTCAACGCGGATGCGGCAACGGAGATAGCTGCAGCGGTTGCAGGTATCGAAGTCCTAACGAGACTTGCGAGCATGATCGAATCTGACGGTGCCGGTAGTTTCCGGTTTACAACCATCGCTTTAAGCCTTGCGCCAACGGGAGGCGGTGGCGGTGGCGGTGATTGGACTACCAACGAGAAGGCCGCTATCCGTGGTATCCTTGGATTCGATTCCAGCGGGAACCTTGTCGTACCATCAAGCGGGGCGTTGTACACGATCACAACGCAAACAGCGAGCCTGTTTAAGTACGGTGACACCCAGCGATGGAATAGCCCTTCGAATCAGATCGACGTCATCATTACGAAGGTAACATAATGGCGATAGTGACAACGTTCTGCGATTTTTTCGGATGCTCGGGCGGTGGTACTCCCGGTCAGGGCACCGTCCCGAACTTGCTATCGGTCGATTACCAAGGGGATTGGCAATTCCTTGAAGGGATCGAAAGCGTCACGTTCTCATTCGGCCCACAGCGTTACACGTCACAAACTGTGAGTGGAAATGTTTCCAAGGCGAAACGGTCGGCGTTAACTGAGAGGGATATTGCAATCGCTGCAAGTACCTTCGGTTGGGAGCCTGAGGATATGACCTTGGTTGTATGGGCAGAGACAATCGTTGATACAACCGGGGTAATCATCGAACCGAAAATCGGTGATAAATTTACCGCGTTTGATACCGACTGGATTATCAAGTCGATTAAGCGAACGGTAGACTTGTCCGAGTGGCGTTGCTACGTGCGAAAGACTACGAAGGAAGAATGACAGACACATTGGCGGTAGATTTCGTGGATTACATGCGGGACTGGGCATCGAGCCTGGAAACGATGGATCACGAACCTACCTTTCAGTCCATGCTCGATCCTCTGCATGAGGGCTTCACCGCAAACTTTGACAACGCGCGGGCACCGTACGGGCAATGGCCTCCGCACGCACCGTATACAATCCTACTGCATGGCCCGCACCCTCTGTTGATCCTTACCGGCGCGATGAAGCGAAGCGTTACGCAGACCGGATCGGACGGAAGGATCGAAGAGTTTACGCGGGATCAAGCAATAATCGGAACATCACTTTTTTACGCACCGTATCAACAGTTTGGAACTGCCAAGATACCTGCCCGGCCATTCCTTTGGCTCGAGGGTTCTTACGTCGATCGGCTGCACGAACTTTTTGCTGACGCTACGATGGCGAGGGCTCTAAATGCATCATCAGGATAACGAACTTCCATTGCTCGAACCTTCCGAGCTTCCGACACCTACACGGGCCGCACCTGGATCGATAGAGAAGATCGAGGTACTACGGCAAAGAGTTTCAAACTATCAACAGTTGCACCATCCTGATGACGCAACATTTACGGAGGCTATGAATGCTTGGGTCGAGAATAAAAATTCTGGGGGATGCGATAGTCGCAGTCCTGAACGCAGACCCAGACCTTTCCTCAAGAGCGTTCGTACTTCGCAAGAAAGCCTATAACCGGGGCCGTACGTGGGTTGCAGGCGGTCGCGTCGTGCCATTGCAGACTGAGCGCGTAGCCGGTGAGAACTCGCAGGATGAGCGTATCTTTCGCTTCCTGATCGTCGTATGCGATCCTTCTGACTCAGACCTTGTCGGGAACATGGAATCGCACTTGGGCGCAATCGAGAGGATCGAGAACATCTTTGAAAGCAAGTCACACGGCTTCATGCCTAGCAGCATTCGAACTACGGCTCAGACCGCACTCAACACAGCAACCACAGCGGGAAAGTTCCCGACGACGAAGATACAATCGATCGAACTTTCCTTCGCGACTCCCTTCGTTGATCCTGCCTTCGAGGGCGGGTACGATGCCAGCTCATGCGTCATCGGAATTCGATGCACGATGGATAGACTTGATTCAAGGAGTTTGTAGAAATGCCAAGGAAAACGGAAGAGTTAAATAGTACAACTTTGGAAACGTTTCCAGCGCCGGAACCCGTTCAAGAGCAGGTTGCAGAAAAAAACAACGTTGCAAATATTGAGCAAGCGGAAACAAAAGCTGTCATAGATGGCGTGTGGATGCTCGATGGACGGTACGCACTGGCCGACACAATTGAGGATGCAAGCGGCTTGTATGAGGCTTGCTTTGGTGGCCTTCCTAGTGAGGCGTTGCCGGGCGATCGATACCCAAGGCCAACGGATAAAGTGCTTCATCGTCGCAACGGTGCACCGGTGTACGGTCGCGTTGAGTGAGCATGGCAGGGGTAAGATAGCAAGCGTCAATTTTCATTCGAGGGAATCATGAGCCAAGCAACAGCAAGTCGGTTGATCGTTTCAGATAGCACGACATGGGCATCCGGTATCGGGGTTGCGTTCAATGAATGCTCC